GGTCAATCGATTGGTATTGTTAAGAATATAAGTTATATGGCTCATATTACTATACCAACCAATAGTGAATCGTTATATGAATATATATTACCAAATATACTACGTGTAGATGATACACCGGTTAAAGAATTATATGGAAAAGTAAAAGTATTTATAAATGGATGTTGGGTGGGCGTTACATTAAATCCATTAGAGTTATATCAAGATATTCGGGATAAGAAATGTCGTGGTATTATTAATATTTACACATCGGTAGTTCTTGATTTTAAAGCACTTGAAATACGGGTCTGTAATGATGGAGGTAGATTAACTAGACCAGTTTTAAGAGTTCGTGATAATAAAGCATTACTTAGTCGTGATATTTTAGATCGATTAGAATCAAAAGAATTATCATGGAATGATCTGTTGACTAATTGTCGTATTCCCGATTCAGTTATTGAATATATTGATCCAGAAGAACAAGAATGTGCTATGATTGCGATGAAAATCAAAGATACACCAATGAAAAACACGTATATCAAATACTCTTATTGTGAAATTCATCCCAGTACAATATTCGGAGTTTTAGCGTCATGTATACCATATCCAGAACATAACCAAGCACCTAGAAATACATATCAATGTGCTATGGGTAAACAAGCGATGGGTGTATACGCTACTAATTTCGATAAGAGAATGGATAAAACTGCATATGTATTGACGAATCCATCTCGTCCATTAGTAGATACACGATTAATGAATTTGATTCAATTGAATAAAATACCATCTGGTACACAAATACATGTTGCGATTATGTCTCATACTGGTTATAATCAAGAGGATTCAGTATTATTAAATAAAGGTTCTATTGATAGAGGATTATTTTCGACAACTATTTATCATACTGAAAAGGATGAGGATAAAAATATAATTCGTGATGAAATCATTAGATGTAAACCAAATCCGGTAAAAACAAAAGGTGTTAAATTTGGTAATTACGATAAATTAAATCCGGATGGATTTATTCCAGAAAATACATTAGTTGAGAATCGTGATGTGATTATAGCTAAGATTGTACCGATAAAAGAAAATCGTAATGATCCTACCAAAATTATAAAATATGAAGATCAAAGTAAAACATTCCGAACAAATGAAGAAACATATATCGATAAAAATTATACCGGTCGTAATGGAGATGGATACAATTTCGCCAAAGTACGTATTCGCACATTTCGTAAACCAGTATTGGGTGATAAAGTATCCAGTAGACACGGACAAAAAGGTACTGTTGGTAATATTATACCAGAATGTGATATGCCTTTTACCAAAAATGGTTTACGTCCAGATATTATTATCAATCCACATGCGATTCCATCTCGTATGACCATCGGACAATTAAAAGAAACTTTATTAGGGAAAGTGTTATTAGAATTGGGAATGTTTGGAGATGGTACTAGTTTCGGTAATCTGGATGTTAAAACTATAGCAGCAGAATTACAAAAACTCGGTTATGAGAGTTATGGTAATGAAGTATTATATGATGGACTATCGGGTGAACAAATGGAAACGAATATATTCATTGGTCCTGTATTCTATCAAAGATTGAAACATATGGTTAGTGATAAACAACATAGTCGTTCAATTGGACCTATGGTTAATTTAACTAGACAACCTGCTGAAGGTAGAAGTCGTGATGGTGGTTTCCGTATTGGTGAAATGGAACGTGATGTTATGTTATCTCATGGTATATCTCGATTTTGTAGAGAACGTTTATACGATGTGTCTGAGAAATATAGTGCACATGTATGTAAAAAATGTGGGATGATTGCGGCATTTAATGATGGTTCTAAAAAGGCGTTTGTTCGTGATGATTTCACTATCCATTTATGTAGGACTTGTAATAATACAACTGATTTCGCACGTGTTGAAATACCATATTCATATAAACTAATGGCCCAAGAATTGCAAACTATCAATGTTGTTCCTCGACTATTAACTGAATAAAAACACACAAATGTATAAATAATAATAATTACACACGTATATTATACCTACTTTCTCATTTACACCTTTGAAGATTTAAATCCGCACGCCAAAGGCGTGCTATTTATATCATTCAAAGGAAACGTTGCCGATAAATGAATTAAAACGTGTAACCACCTTCGGTGGTTGTGCGGATTAAAATCTTCATCGGTGTAAAACCACTGTGTATATTGAATGGTTAGTTTGTATCTGATTATTTAAAAAATGTTAATATCACTAACATTTTTTATGTATATATATTATAATGTCTATACCAAAACCAAAGGATAGTAAACTTTATTCAAAAGTTAAAAAAGAAATATACAATAAATACCCAAACCATAGTGCATATAGAAGTGGTATATTAGTAAAAACATATAAAAAACGTTTTTTAGAAAAATATGGTAAAAATAAAAAACCGTATTTAGGTACAAAAAAAATAAAAACAGGATTAAGACGATGGTTTGATGAGAAATGGGTAAACCAACGCGGTGAAGTTGGTTATAAATATAAAAATGATATATATCGTCCAAGTAAAAGAATCACTTCGAAAACGCCAAAAACTCATAAAGAATTAAACAAAAAAGATATTAAAAAAGCTCGAACAATGAAATATAGAACAGGTAGAGTGAATAAATTCTAAAAATCATAAGAATATGGAACAAGATAATAATTAATAATATGAATATGAATGTATCATCAATAGTTACTTTATATGAAGTTTGAAAAATCTAAACGTAAATGCATGACCAATAATTAGTATGTATGTATGTTTGAAAACAATATTTAGGTAATATATTTATATATATCAATATATATTATATTATACAATGCCTAATCGTAATAACAAATTTAAAAAAATAAAAGGAGAGTATGTTGAGGAGGCATCTATCACACCAATACCAAATCATAAATTTATGGATTATATAAAAGACTACCTAGAAATATATGAATTTGAAGAAAACGATGAAAAAAAGACAGCCCTTATAACCAAATTTAATAAACAATACGGCTATTATGCTAGATATGGTAAGATTAATATGTTAGATACAAGTCTGGTAACAGATATGAGTAATGCATTTACAAACGCATCCACATTCAATGAAGATATTAGTAAGTGGAATGTCGGTAAGGTAACAAATATGAGTTATATGTTTCATAAGGCATACAAATTCAATCAAAATATTAGTGATTGGAAAGTTGGTAAGGTAAAAGATATGAGTTATATGTTTTATGATGCGTATGAGTTCGATATAAATATAGGTGGTTGGAAAGTCGGAAATGTAACAAGTATGAGTCGTATGTTTGATGGTGCACATGTGTTCAATCAAGATATAGGTAATTGGGATGTATGTAATGTAACCGATATGAAACATATATTTTATAATGCAAAAAAATTCAATCAAGATATCAATAAATGGGCCGATAAAGTCGGAAAGGTAACAACTGATAAGATATATATATTTGAGGAGGCAAAATCGTTCAATATAAACAAAAACGCTAAGTGGTATATTAGATTGATTGATAAGAAAACAATGAAAAAAACAAAGAAAAAAACAAAGAAAAAAACAATGAAAAAAACAAAGAAAAAAACAATGAAAAAAACAAAGAAAAAAACAATGAAAAATAAAAAAAGTAAAGATAGTAAAGTATGATTTTACATTTTTGATTATTTATACAAATAGACTTCATTGCATATACACATAATATATATTCGTACATAGTAGTATAAATATATAAATATATAAATAGTAATAGTAATAGTACATAATTTAATGGAAATAATACCAAAAAATAGCAAACCTGGATTAAATATATTAAAAGAAAACAAATTTTTTAGTGATTTTATATCACTGATGAATAATTCAGAATTTAAACATTTTTACGATACATATTTTAAAGATTGGACTGATATACAAACGATGATTTTTTATATGAAATTATATAGCACAATCGAATATGAATATTTTAGTAGACATAATTGTAAAATTAGTGATGAACTAATGACTGAAAGTTTATATAATATAATATCAAATACACAAACTAGACAAGTTGCTATGCAGTTGTTTGATGATTTCAAAGTTGATTATAATGCATCATCATCATTTAGATCATTAATTAAATTTGATAAAACAAAAAACCCAATCCTATCAATAAATAATAAATAAAATAATGATAGTATGAAAAAACGCGAAATATATAATATGTTATAATATATTATTATTATGTTGAATGATTATTATTATTATACACTTATATGTCCATATATAGACATTAAATACCGTCAAATATGTTCTAGACGCGATATACATTGGATTGCGGATAAGAACCCGATCAAACAATTATTGAACGCCATGATATTTTTACATACGGGCGTTCCATGTATTCCACGTTTTTGTATATGTCGTTATTTCAGTGATACTGACTTAACTCGTGCGTATAATAGAGAGAATGAACTAAAATTATTATTACATATGTAAACCCAATATTTTTATTTTTTGTGTTGTTTCCCATTTCG